GTGCTAATAAGATCACGGATATTAGTAGGCAAAGACTTAGCAAAATCAGAACCAAGGTATGCTTGACTAAAGAGAGGAAACGGACCTTTTTCAATAGCAAGTTCAACTGACGTAGTATACGCAACATCTCTAATCACTCCCATAATTTCTTCTAGTGTTTGTAGGAAACGATCACTGCCATACTCAAACCCTAATGCCTCAATAGCATTGGCTACACCTGTAACACCAAGACCCATGCGGCGTTTACTAATTGCCTCTGCTTTCTGTTCAATCAATGGATAGGTTGCACGATCAACAACGTTGTCCATAGCACGTACTACATGAGGAATATCATTACGTAGTTGGTTCATGTTGAATACGTACTTACCTTCATGCTCTAGTACATACTTTGTCAGGTTAAATGAACCTAGTAGACATGCACCGTTAGGTGGCAGTGGCTGCTCACCACATGGATTTGTGGCTGCAATAGTTTCTACATAGTGTAGATTGTTTTTCTTATTGATACGATCAATGAATAGAATCCCAGGTTCTGCCCAATCCCATGTACTACGTAGTATCTGATCCCATAGTGCACGAGCACTAACAGTTTTGTATACACGTCCATCAAACTTTAGATCAAAGTCTTTGTCATCTTTTACCGCAGTCATAAACTCATCAGTCACACCTACAGAGATGTTGAACTGTGTCAGTGTATCGCTGTTATTCTTAGCTGTAATAAACTCTTCAATGTCTGGGTGATCAACACGCAGCACACCCATCTGTGCACCACGACGATGCCCTGCAGATGCAATGGTACGACATACCGCATCAAAGATACCCATGAATGACACAGGACCAGACGACTTACTGTCTAGTGACTTGATCAGTGTACCACGTGGACGTAGTGTACTGAAGTCATAGCCAATGCCACCGCCAAGGCGCATTGTCTCTGCTGCACGACGAGCAGCTTCCATGATACCGTCCATGCTATCTTCAATTGTCATTGACACAAAGCAGTTGTACGGTGTTACACGACGAGGTGCGCCCATTGCTGACTGCACACGTCCTGCAGGTAGAAAGCGTTGTTCGTACAGGATTGTACGGAAGTTATTAAAATGTGTTTCATTATCTTTTAGTGCTTCAGCTACACGTGTCATTGCTTCTTTGAATGACTCGCCTTTGCTGCGATATTTCATTGCGTGAATCTCTTCTGAGATTGCTAGTGTTGGTCCATAAGTTTCCATAAGCATTACTCCGTTATTATTTTTATTGCTTTAATTGACATACCATCAATGTCATAAATAAATTCCTGCAGACATTGGTCAATTTCTTCATCAACTTCTCCGTCTACAGGAACTGGGTATTCATCTTCATCTATGTTCAGGGTTAAGAATACTTTAACTATCATCTACATCCTCAATAAGTTTGGTCAAATACCACTGTGCCTTCTTTAGGTCTTCTGCGCCATTCTTATATCGGTATCGCCATAGGTATTTCATTATATTACCTTGTAAATAATATTGATACCCATCACCAGTGGCGGCACGAATGGCATCAATGCATTCAATACCTGCCTGATTATAGTGTTTAGGACTATTTACAGGGTCATCAAAAGATACTGTAATTGTTTCTGCCATTCGTTTCTCCTTTCTAAAAGTTTACTTTAACTACGTTACCGTCACGTTCTTCTACTAACGGTTTCTCTTCTGCCATTCCATCAGCATCAATCTGATCAACTAACTTGAACAGCTTACGCCTTACATCATGATCCTGTTCCATTAAAGGTATAGCAGCAATCAACATGTCAGTCAACACTTTCAGATGTGCAAAGTCATCTTCTTTCATTGTGTTGTCATCTGTTGTCAGCATACCTACTGTAAGGTCACCTGTCCAATCTCCATTGTCATCCACTTCTGGTGAGATACGGATAACGAAATCGTTAGGGTTAAAGTTTATTAGTGAATTTAGCATATGTTTAGCTCCTTTTTATTTTGTCATAAGGAAATACTACTAAGTCTGGATGATTGTCAACACCTTTCTCTTTCAACCATTCTTCTGGAATAACCCTATCTGCATATAAGAATTTATTTCTTTCACACCATGTGGCGTATGTTGTCTTTGCTCCTTTACTCAACTTACGTTTACTGTTTTCAAATACAAATCGTATGTCAAGATCAGGATGCTGTTTCTTTACTGCTACGTGTTTGCGTCTATCATCTGATGTGAACCTTCCTTTCACCTCTACAATGATACCGTTCGCAAGTATAAAGTCAGGGGTATAGGTGCGGTACATCAAGTCTTCCCATTCTATTTTAATGGCTTCGTACTTGAACTTTACTTTGTGTTCATTCAAGTAGTCTTTGACTTTGATCTCTAGCCCACTCCTATACCCATGCTTTAGTGCAGCCCTGAACCGCTTGCCGTTCATTAGATAAACGGATGCCAGTTCACACGGCGTACACCTAATGCCTTGAGTTCTTCACTCAATAGCTGATCTGCTTCCTTACGTGCTTCCATTGCTGCACGTAAACCTGCATATCGTTTCTCACTGAGTTCACGTTTACGCTCACGCAGTTGTTCTTCAAGCATTTTGATTTCATCTTGAAGTTCTTTAATTTCATCATCACCTAACATAACTAATCCTCTATGTATGCCACCGTCTTGGGGTCTTTTGCTTTACTCATACGTGATGGTTCTTCAACCATCGTAGGCCAACACTCGTATCTGAAATCACAGAAACGACAGTTGTCATTTAGTACCTTATTCCCTGTGGGTTTACCACGAAAGAACTCAGGCACTGGACTGAAGCAACGTTTGAACTCGTTGTTGTTTACCGTTTCAACAGTTGTCTTGATTTTATCAAGTTCTTGGTCAAGGTCAAGACCATCAGCAGGTACGTATTTAAACTCACCATTGCCTTTGTTCACGACCCACCATCCACCTACACGTTTGCCAGAAGCTTTGGCATAACCTGCAAGCTGCCCTACGTAACCGAACCCGTCACCCTTAGCTAGTGTAGCAAATGAATCAAACTTGTTCTGGTAGGACCAAGGCGATGCTGACTTCACGTCATCAACAGCACCGTCTAGGACAAGATCATAAGAGCCAGAAACCCTAGTATCATTACTATCTCCCACTGTAAGGCTAACTTTATCAGTGTCTTCAAACTCCACACTAGCAGCTTTAAGCAGACCTTTAAAAACAGCCTCAACAATATCTCCTATCATCATGTTCATTACAAATGTAGTCGGCTTTGGTAGAGCCTTATCGGGATGGTTCTTTTGAAACCACAGTTGACAAGTAGGACGCCCAATGTTGGACATCCTAAGTGTAAACTCATCCCGTGACTTACCACTGCCGAACTGACGAAGTACTGCATCAGCAACCTCTGCACCAATATCTTTAGCTTGTTTCTCAGTGAACGTGCTCTTTCCATTGGCAGCATCAGTCATGAACTGGTGCAGCTTTAGTTCAGCAGGGTGGTTCATTACACGAAATCCTCTGCGTCAATATCCACGAATGACTCAACAGTATCTGTGTCTGTGTCATCATTCTTGTACGCATTGTCATCCCAAGCACCCTTGATGTACTGGTTGTAATTCTCCACCCATGCTAGAAAGTTGGCAAATGTTTCCTGCTCTGCGTCTGACACATCAAGTGTCTCGTTCAGATCAAGAGCCAACGTAGGCAGGTAGAACTTACTACCGTTAGGCAATGAACGTTCTTCAGTTGCAGCTTTGATGTTGTGCTGCACTGGCAAACGGCGCATCTTGCCTAGCTTGTTGAACAGTGTTCCTGCAGTTTTAAATGCATCACGGTTTTCAATCTCCCAGATGAATGCCTGTTCATCTAGTTCAACTGGATTACCCTGTGCATCAGTAACGTCATGCAGTTGCACTGTACCGAACATAACACGAACACGTTTGATCTGACGGATCAACTCTTGTGTTTTCTCAGGCAATGCTGCAAAGTCTTCAATGTAACCTGCAGGTTTACCACAGTTGAAGCCACCGTCATTGTCCTTCATGTCATTGTTCAGATCATTAGCCATCAGAGTTTTGACATAACGGTTAGGTGTTGTGTCGTTACCCTTGATGAAACGCTTGTACATGAAGCGTTGTAGGTATGGGCGAATAGTCGCAGTGGATGCATAGTAAGTTGGCCCATCAGGGATTTCCAATTTGTATGTACCACCTGATAC